TCGAGCAAGCCATTGACCGGTACTCAAAAGCAGGATCGGCGGGGCTCGCTGCTGTTGGTCAGGCGGCACAGCTAATGGCTGGAGGCTTCGCCATTGCACAGGGTGCGGCGGCGTTGTTTGGTGATGAAAATGAAGACCTTCAGAAGACGATGATGAAGGTGCAGGCATCCATTGCCCTGGTCACTGGTGTGCAGCAAGTGGCGGAGCTGCTAAACCGCAACAGCGTCATCACTACCAAGGCGATGACGTTGGCGCAAGGGCTATATTCTGCAGCTGTGGGCACAAGCACAGGTGCGCTCAAAGCATTCAGGATTGCAATGGTCTCTACAGGCATCGGCGCCTTTGTCGTGGCATTGGGATTGGCAGCAGAGGCGATGGGGCTGTTCAGTAGCAAGACGGAGGAAGAAGTTGAGAATCAGAAGGAGGTCAAGCGGGCGCTCGATGAGACCGTTGGCACGTTGGAGTTCTATGAGCGCAAGTTGAGGGCATTCGGCACCACCGATGAGCAACTGGCGGCAATCCGGATCAAGAGATACGAGCAGGAGCGTGCCAATATTCAGAAGAACCTTGATGACGCTATTGCAGCGGAGGGGGTGAGGCAGAATGCATACCAGGATGCGGCACGCCAAGAGATCGAGGTGCTGAACGTCAAGATCCGCGAAGAGCAGAATATCATCGACAAAGGCATTGCTGATCGTGAGGCAGCGGAGGCGGCGGCAAGGGCACGGAGGCTGGAGGAACGCAAGCGTGAGTTCGAGCAGCAGAAAAAAGACAATGAGACGGAGTACATGCAGCTGATTGATGGCTTCAAGAAATACTACGATAAGCTGGTGGCTGCATCTACCCTCGGCGAGATGCAGATCCGTGGCGAAAGGCGCAAGGGTGTCAAGGAGTTAATGGCGGACTTGAAGTCGGCTGAAGATCTTGAAACCATGCGTGAACAGCGCAGAGTGGACCGTGCGAAGCAGACACTGCAGGGCATTGCGGATTTGACTACACTGTTTGCTGGTAAGAGCGAAAAAGCGCAGAAGAGAGCCTTTGACATCAACAAGAAGGCGTCAATGGCTACTGCAATCATCGACGGCATTTCCGCAACGCAAAAGGCCTTTAAGTCAGCACCTCCACCACTCAGCTATGTCCTGGCAGCGGCAGCGGCGGCATCGGCTCTGGTGCGTGTCAAGGCAATAAGCCAGCAGCAGTTCCAAGGCGGATCGGAGGCAGGAGGCGGAGGCGGGGCAGCACCATCAACAGGATCAGCGGCAACAGGAGGCGAGGCAGCACCACCGCCAATCTTTGGCACACCACAAAGCACGGACCTGGGCAACCTCGCCAACAACCAAGGTCAAGGCGAGACAGGTTTGAGGGCTTACGTCGTAGAGCGTGACATCAGCGACACCTCAAGCCGTCTGCGCCGAATGTCGGAATTTGCAACATTGGGAGCGTAGGTATATTTACGAGCATGGAGATACCAGTCTACAAGATGACCATCGACGAGGTCGATGAGGGAGTGAGCTTCGTGGCTTTGGTTGAGCACCCGGCGATTGAGCGACCATTCCAAGCCTTTGCCAAAAAGCAGCGATTCAGCGAGACCGGTGAGAAGCGGGTGCTGACAGGACCGCTAATGTTGGCAGACACGCCGATCTACCGCAACGATGACACATACGGCGAGTACTACGTCGTCTTTGATGCTGACACCATCCGCAAAATCGTGCAGAAGTACTTCAAGCAGGGCAATCAGCACAACGTGAATGCTGAGCACAGCACCGAGCTTGATGGCGTCTATATGTTTGAATCGTACCTCATCGACAGAGACCGAGGCATCAACCCACCCAAGGGATACGAGGATGCTAAGAATGGCAGCTGGTTCGGATCGTTCAAAGTTGACAACGACAAAGTGTGGGAGAATCGTGAACAATTCACTGGATTCAGCGTTGAGGGCTTGTTTGGCATGAAGCCCACAAACAGCGCCTTAGAGATGGCGCTGGCAGGATTGGCACAAGATTTAGCGGCTTTTTTGCAACATTTACCATCAAGGTATATTTCCAATTAAATCAACACCCATGAACCTAAAAAATGCAATCGACCTGTTGCGTGGTGAGCTGAGGAAGTTCAGCGCCCAGGCACCGCAATCATTCGCTGACTACACACTTGAAGACGGCACCGTTGTGCGCGTGGATGGTGAGCTTGTAGAAGGCACCGAAGTCTACGTCATCGCTGATGAGACAGTTATCCCAGCGCCTGATGGAACGCACACAATCCCTGACGTTGGCACAATCGTGACCGTTAGCGGCAAGATCACTGAGGTGCAGGCAACACCAGCTGCAGAGCCAGTTGCGGAAGTTGAGGTCGAGGCTGAAATCACCCCTGAAGTCGCCACCGAAGTCGTTGAAGAGATCGCTGATGCGTATCCTACGATGACACCGGAAGTTGTCACCGAGATCGTTGCTAAGCACCTGCAAGCGATCATGGATGAGCTCAAGGCAGCGATGACGGAGTTGGGAGATCAGCGCAAGAAGATGGAGGCGATGGCGTCGCACATGACTACGATGGCGGACATCGTCGAGAAAGTCAGCGACCTGCCAACAGCACCAGCAGCGCCAAGCATCCCCGGCATCGTTGAGAACAACAGACGCAGGAAGGAAGAGAACTTCAGCGCCTTGGCTGCTACGATCCAGAATATGAAGAAAACACTTTAACCCTATAAACCCCAAAACAAATGAGCTATTCCTTTGGAAACTTATCAACGTATGTCGACCAGCAGCGACTGCCGTTGATCACCAAGGCCGTCTTCGGAGCGAAGACCGCCAGCCTGCTGTCTAAGCAAGTCGGCATCAAGTCGGCTGCAAACCTTAACTTGATGGACACCGATGCACCGTTCCAGGCTGGGACATCATGCGGATGGAACGCATCAGGAACAACGACGTTCAGCGCTCGCACGTTGACTGTTGGTGCTATCAAAGTACAAGAGGCATTGTGCCCTCGCTCGCTTGAGCAGTACTGGATGCAGACGCAGTTGACGCAAGGCAGCAACTACACTGGCGTTCCTTTCGAACAGGCGTTCTCTGAGCAGAAAGCCGCTAAGATTGCCGCTGCCCTCGAGACTGCAATCTGGCAGGGATCGACAGCGACGTCGAACACCAACATCCAAACCAACAAGTTTGACGGCTTCAACCGCTTGCTTGACCAGGCATCCGGCACTGTTGTATCAGGTAACGTGGCCGCTGTTTCTGGCGCCATCACAGCATCGAATGTGATCGGCATCTTCCAACAGATTTACACCCGCATCCCTGTTGAGATTTTGAATCGTGAGGACTTGGTTGCCTTCTGCGGTTGGGACACTTTCCGCTTGATGATGAACGCATTTATCAACGTAGGATCGGGCACTGGCAACTTCCACTACACGGCTGAAGGTATGCAGACTGGCGAGCAGGTCTTCCCAGGCACAAACCTCAAAGTCGTTGCGGTTAACGGCTTAAACAGCACCAGCAGAATTGTCACATCATATCTTGGCAATATGTTCTACGGAACAGACTTGCTGAGCGATGAGGAGCAGTTCAGCATCTGGCACTCGCGCGACAACGATGAAATTCGTTTCCAAGCGGCGATGAAAGCTGGCGTGCAAATCGCCTATCCTGAGTTTGTTGTTGACTGGAAATTGGCCTAACCATGAGTTGCGGACTAACCACCGGATATGCACTTGGCTGTCGTGACAGCGCGGGTGGCATCAAAGAGGTCCGCATTGCGGTCCTCAACGCAACAGGAAGTGTTGGCACTAACGGAAGTGGGACGGTAACCGGATTCACCGGTTACTCTTCCTCCTTCTATGAATATGACTTAACGAAGGCCACCTCGCAGATGACGGAGACAGCAAATGTTTCCTTAGAGAATGGCACTGTTTTCTACCAGCAGGACGTGCAGTTTATTATAAACAAGCTGCAGGTTGCTGTACGCAACGAGCTACGCTTGCTCGCCCGCAATCGGGTGTTGGCAATCGTCAGAGATCAGAACGACCGCTACTGGCTCTTGGGTGCGTCTAATGGCTGCGATATGTCAGCGGGGACGGCTCAGACCGGCACGGCATTCGGTGACAGGAGCGGCTACGACATCACGCTCACTGGCATGGAAACAGAGCCGATGTTCTTAGTAAGCGGCACTTTGCTCTCGGGCATAACAAGTGCGACGCAGATAAGCGGATCATAAAGGATCAAGTCGTATATTGCAGCGTAGTTGTGTTAGTTGGTTGGAGGCCCTGCGAGAGATCGCGGGGCTTTTTTTTGCCCTAACTTTGTCATATGAAGATATGCATCGTTTACAACGCGCATCCAACAGGCTGCAGCTACTACCGATTGGAAATGCCCAACGCTGTGGTCAGCGACAACTACCCCGAGTTTGACTTCGTCTGCGTCGAGAACATCGCCACCATTACCGATGAAGCGCTGGAATCCGTTGACCTGTTTCTGTTCAACCGGACGTGGGTGCAGGGCAGCATCGACCAGGTCAGGAACGTCTACAAGGCGCTGACCAGTGCCGGAGCGAAAGTGATACTGGATATGGATGATTATTGGTACCTGGGTACCGGGCACATCATGTACAAGCAATACCAGGACCACAAGATGAGCGAAATGATTGCGGAGACAGTGCGTCTTGCTGATCACGTCACCTGCACGACTACCTACTTGGCTGAGTACGTCAAGAAGCTCAACCCCAACATCACGATTCTGCCCAACATCCCATACAACAAGTATCAGCAGTTTGTTCCTGTTCCTGAGATGGAGCCCGATCCTGGCGTCGTCAAGTTCGGGTGGTTCGGTGGCGCGCAGCATGGCGAGGATATTGAGATGCTGTACAACTCGATGGGCAAGCTGGAGGGCGACCACAGCCTTGACGGCAAGTACCGGATCTACCTGGGCGGGTGGAATGATGGCAACCACGTCTACGCTGGTTATGAGCGCATCTTCAGCTACAATGGCAGAAACACGCGCAACTACGGAAGGATTAAGGCGGCTGACATCTACTCGTATGTTGGCGGCTACAACTTCGTCAACGTCACGCTGGCACCATTGCGGGATACGCTGTTTAATGGCCTCAAGAGCGAGTTAAAAGTCGTGGAGGCAGGATGGATGGGCAAGGCGCTGATATGCTCGGAAAAAGAGCCCTACACCGATATTGTGCGACATATGGAGAATGCCTACGTCGTGCCCTACCGCAAGAACGACACCGGGTGGTACAAAGCTATCAAGATGCTGACCAATGAGCCGGAGACGCGGCTGGCGTTGGCGGCGCAGCTGCAGAGGGATGTCATGGAGCGCTTTGACTTGGATGCGACGACGCAGAGGCGGGTGGAGCTCTACCGGGCGCTTGGCCGCAAAAAATGTTAAATCGGGCTTCGAGGTATATTTACAAGAAAGCCCACTGATGCTATACCTGAAGGCGAGCCAAAGCAACACGATAACAGTCACCTGGACGGAGCGTGCCAACAGCGCCACGGTCTACCGGTTAAGGCTGACCAACCTTGCGACGCTTGACGCTACGGACTTCTTCTTGAACGCCGTTGACAACCTGTCATCGTATGAGAGCAGGTACGACAAGTTTGCATTTACGTTGGGCGCGTTGGAGAAAGGGCAGTATCGATACGAGGTCACCGAGAACCCTGCCAGCTACGCTGCTGGCGACTTCGTGCAGGGCGGCTTGTACACCTTCACCGACAGCGGCTATGCCTACATCACATCGCAATCGGATCAGTCTACCAATGCGCCTTGGGGGTGTCAAGGCACGCTGATACCAGAGGGGGCAACACCTGACGCAATCGGGCAGGGCATCATCAACACACCGACAATCGTTGCCAACTGCGCTACCGCTGGCATCGCTGCACGGCTTGCCAATGACTTGGTTCTGGAAGGCTTCAGCGACTGGTTCTTGCCATCGCTGGAGGAATTATTGGGAATGCATACGAACCTCGCCGATGCAGGCTTGGGCAATCTATCAAACCACAGCTACTGGAGTTCAACGCAAGCCACAGACACGCAAGCCTATACAGTGGGCATGAACAACGGCCAAGCCAACTTCCACAACAAGTCGCAGACCAATAGACACACCAGAGCGATGCGCCGCTTTTTGCTGCCCACATCCGCACCGCGTGTGATTGAGACCGGCCTCGCATTCATCGAGCTGGGCACGGAGACATACATTAAACAAAATAACACGATCGACTATGCCGTCTACAACAACTAAAAAGAGCCAGCCTCACCGCTTCTTCGCTTGGCCAGGATTCGCACACAAGGTGCCGATTATGGTCGAGCAACCTGGACTCGACTACATCGGCTACGGCGTTGAGAATGAGTACCCCTACTACCTGCTCAATATGTACCGGCGCAGCTCAAAGCACAACGCCATTGTCAACGGCAAAGTGGGCTACATCATCGGTGGTGGATGGCAAGGCGATGAGCAAGGCACCCTTGAGACCAGGGCTAAGCAAGAGAAATTTATCAGCGACGCCAACGAAGTTGACGACCTGAACGACCTCACGCAGAAGCTGTGCCTCGACTTTGAGCTGTTCAACGGCATGGCCATTGCTGTCACCTGGTCACGATCCGGGCAGATTGCCAGGATGGAGCATGTAGCCTTTGAGCGTGTGCGCGTCGATAAGAAGGAGAAGATGTTCCAAATTGCCAACTGGTACAACGAAGAGATGATCCGCCAGTTCCCTAAGGTCGAGGACATCGAGCGCATTCCTGCCTTCGATCCTGAGAACCGCATCGGCAAGCAGCTGTTCTACTACCGATGCTATTCAGCCGGTGTCAAGTACTACCCACTGCCGGAGTACCTTGGAGGCTTGGCGTGGATTGAGGCCGATGTTGAGATCGCCAACTTCCACAACAACAACCTGCGCAACAATTTCTGGGGAGGCTACCTGATTAACTTCAACAACGGCATCCCCACGCCCGAAGAGCAGGTCGACATTGAGCGTCAGATTAAGCGCAAGTTCAGCGGCACGGATAACGCAGGCCGCTTTGTTGTCACCTTCAACGATGATGCCACCAAGGCACCAACGATGCTGCCATTGACACCGA